ATGAAAGGTCGCATTGAGCGGCCTTTTTTTTGGTCTAAAATCGGTAAGTGGCGACAAAGTGGCGACAGTTATTTTGTTTTTATTTTCTGGTTAAAAGTGAATATGCACTCTTTAATCATAAAAATGCATAATCTATAAATTTGAGATAGGGTTCTTTGCTATCGCTTCAGTGAGATGATCTGGTGCAAAATGAGCATAACGCATGGTCATTTGGATATCGGCATGACCAAGAATGTCACGAAGAACTAAAATATTACCGCCGTTCATCATAAAGTGACTTGCAAAAGAATGACGTAAAACATGAGAGGCTTGGCCAGCTGGCAAATCAATACCTATCTTATGCTTTAAAATGTAGCAAAAAGGGGTGTAGCACTCTTCAAACAACTTACCTGATGTTGGCTTATGGATTTCGTTATACAACTCTTCAGTGATGGGAACAGAGCGGATTTTCTTATTCTTCGTATTGGTATAAGTGATCTTAAACTTAGATAGCTGATTACCAGTTAATTGTGCTGCTTCATTCCAACGCGCACCAGTAGACAAACACACCTTTACTATCTTCAGCATATCTTGACGTTTATGGTCAGAGACTTTATTAAGGAGTAGGGCAATCTCTTCTTTTGCTAAAAAACTCATTGGTCTTTCATGATCACGAAATGGCTTAATGCTTTCTAAAGGGTTTGGGCCTTTCCATTCGCCCAGTTCTTTAAGCTTTTCAAATACTGCTTTAAAACGAGCCAGTTCAGAATTTAATGTGGCAATACTTGGTGCGCCTTTTTGCCATTTACTATCTACAAAGGTAATTTCACCAGCCATACGTTTACGACGGAACTCAGCATACATGTTTGCTGTGAAAGTAGAGGCAACAGGGTTACCCATAGATTTAACCATGTGCTCAAACTTTTGATAGATAACTTGGCCGTTTGATAGGTTTGTGCCGTACATAGTAAACCAGATTTCAATGAGAACAGATAAACGACGATGCTCAGGTTTATCACCAAGCCAAGGTTTATCATCAATTTCTTTCATTGTGTATTGTTCAAAGGTATTCGCTTCGCCTTTGGTGGCAAAACGTTTACGAATGCGTTTACCCTCGCGGCCAGTAGGGTAGCACTCGCATAACCAAGGTTTCTTTGAATTGTCTTTTAAGTTGCGGATAGCCATGGAAATACCTTTGCACTGTTTTTATATACAGTACAAAGGTGAATGGTGAAAAGCAATGTTTAACATTGATATATTTGCACAATAAAATATTTATGGTTACTTAAAATGACCTGCTAATTCTAATAATTCAACATGTGTGCTTTTATCGGTATTTTTTGATTGAGGGTTCAATAAATAATGAAAGGAAATTGAAACAATAAGACTGTTTATAGTATGGCTCTGGTGCCTATCTCTTTGTTCTTTTATTTTTATGCTCTCCCAATTAATATGTGAACTTTCTGACGAAAGTGAATTTAATAAATAATATAAACTATCTTCAATTATCATATTTGTTGAGTTGTTAAATTTAATTGGTTTTATAGTTAAATTTCTTGGTAAGTGAGCTGTTCCTTGAGGGTTATTTGAATGAGTATATGGTAATTCATTACTATCGGTATATGAAACATATTTTTCTGGATGAAGGCGCTTTAATATTGAAAGTATAATTAATGGGAATAATTTAAATTGCTTTCCAGATACTTTAGCCATTTCTATATCATTAATGACTTTAGATATTTCACGTAATGATGTCATGTTATGCCACTTAAATATACTTTCTAGTATTTCTTTAAAAAATAGCTCATCAACGGAAAAGTCTGTACCAATTATTGGTTCTAAATGAATTAATAAATAGTCTATTAAACTTGGTGCTGGAAGCGTGACCGTTTTATGAAAAAAACGACTTAAATAAGCATGAGCATTAAAGTCATGCCCATAGATTGCTTTTACAGAGTGTTGAAGTTGTTCTGTATCTGTTGCAATTACAAATACAAAGTTCTTAGTATCAAAGAAATGTTTAATACTTTCGATAACCTCAATTGCATAATTTGGTCTGCAGCGATCAAGTTCATCAATTAATATGTAAATAGGGTATTGTTTAGGATTGTTCGTTTTTTCTGTTGATTCTATTACTGCTTTAGCTAATGACACTAATGTATTTTTAAACTCTTCAATGCCATCTACTTTTTGACGTTGTTCTAAAATATCTTTTAAAACTTCTTTTAAGGCCTCGCCGCATCCGTCTTCGCTAATATCAATGCCAAAACTAGTTGTTATGTCTTTTATTAGTGATTCATCTTCAGGCATTCCAGTTTTGTGTTTAGCGTAACCGACAACCATTGTAGGTAACGCTTTACGAATAAAGTGACTGCTTTTATTAAATAATGATTTTACTAAGTCTTTATTTTCAGACATAGAACTTGCAAGCTGAGCATGAAAGCAATCGACTAGAGCTAACATCGCGTCTTTTGAAAAATCAGACTTCCATGCATCAAAGTATACGACAGGGTGTTTTTCTTCTAGTTTATTGTAAAGGCAGCTTAAAAATGTTGTTTTTCCAGCTCCCCATTCGGCGTTTAAGTTCAGAACGTACCCATCGTCACTTTTAGTATTTAAAAAGTTTATGAGGTGATCTGCAAACGGTTCATTATCTATGACTGTGTATTTTGAAAACACTTCTTCTTCTGGGATTATTCTTGTCATTACTCTAGCCTAGTTATAAAAAAGGCCAAGTACATACTTGGCCTATATAGTTATTTATGTGTTGCTGCTTTTCCAATCTCAACCATACCTTCAATCGCTTCTAATGCATAAGCAAAGCAAGCGATTAGAACAATAACGATCATTATTAATTTGATAATTTTATTCATTATTTTCACCACAGAGTGAATAGTTTATAATTAAAGCTCTGTATAAATAGCAATTGGTTCTATTATTATTTCTCGATCACTTTTACCTGTAAAGCTTTGTTCCATTTCATATAAGCTTTCACCCATATGTTTAAAATGAGAAATAACTTTAGCTCCATCTGGAACTTCATTATCATCAACTTCTTGTGTTCCATCCGCATGGCTAATTGTGCCAATAACAACAAATTCCTTTGCTGTTTTTCGTGAGTATTTTCTGTAGATTGCTATTAGTGAATCTCTTAAATAATTTGAATTAAGGCATGAAGTCAAAATAGAGTTATTATATTTTTGCTCAAAACGAATTATATCATCTCCAAAATGTTCAAGAAGAATATTAAAACTTTTTATCGAAATGGGTGGCAATCCTTTACCATTTGCTATTTGTTGTTTGATTTCTTTATCAAAGCTTGATTGAAGATTCTTGGCATCTATTGATTTTGGATTATTTGCTTTCAACTTATCTATTTTTTGTAGAGTTTCTGTAAGAGGCAACGTTGCAACTGCTTCGCCTATTTCATTAAAATGAGAGAAAAAATGTTGTAGTCCTTGTAAATCTATAAATTTACCTTTTGCTCTAATTTTAACAAATGACTTGTTTGATTCGCATATTTCATCATAGTTAAAATCTTGTATAGTTAAATCAAGAATACGATCTGAACTAATTAATTCTTTTTCAAATAAATTAAAAGAATGGTCATGTAGGAATTTCTTAGTTGTAGAGCTACTAGTTTCTCGAATAACATCAGCAATAATACGGCTTGAAAGTAACTTATCTTTAGATTGTTCTTCGTTTGTCGTTTCTAAGCCTTCTTCATTAAGGACATACTCAGTAATCCCTTCAAATAATTGCGATGAAAATGAGTATAGCTTTGGTTCGTCTAAATAAATAAAGTTTTTGATCATCTTTTTCCTAGCCTAGTTTTATCTTTGAAGCGTTCTTGCGCTTCTTTTCGTTGTTGTTTGCGATCTTCTATAAATTCGTTATGTGAGAACTTACGTCGAGTATCTAAATATGACCAGATAGCAATGCCTAGCCCTGCAAGAACTGCAAAAAGTGTTATTCCGCTAATGATTATATTACTGAGCATGTACTATCTCCTTGAGAAGAATCTTTTGACTTGGCTGATAGTCGATCAAATACCATATAAGCAAGTATAAATGAAATGATAGACGAAGCCATAGAACAATACTTCAGCATTTCAGCATCTATTTGAGTTGCCCCCGTTTCGTGGATCAGTAAACCGAGTGTGAATACGCCATAAATAAATACGCCTCCTATTGAAGCTCCATTATTTATGGATTTCCAGTTATCGTCATCATGCATGTGTTCAAGCTCATTAAGTATTGAGATATGCATAACAAAACCAAATGCAATAAAATCACTTGCTGATAACCAAGCAATATTATCTAAAAATAAATTAGTTATTAATCTTGCTAAAATGGGGAGGAGTCCAATAAAGACTGTATAAGCAAACCATTTATATTTTTTATTAGTAGATTGAATCAAAACTATTCCTTTCCCATCACCATAGCCACACGGCCAACTACCTTAATATCATCTTCTGCGACATTGATAGTTGAGCCATTAAAGCTGATCGCTAACTTCTTACCCGGTAGTCGTTGTAGTTCATTGATCGAGAACGAGCCATCGATATCAATTAAGTACTTACCTTGATTCGCCTTGGTTTCATTTTTATCAATAAAGTATGAAACGTAGTCATGCTCTAAAAGAATAACCTCATCACTTCCAGTTCTTTCAATAAATGCCTTATCTAAAGAGAGAGGACTCTCTTCAACTAATTCACCCTTTTGAATAACAAAGCTTTTGATTTGAACTTGATCAGATGATGACCTGACTTCTTTTTGTGGGAAAGCTTCGCCTTCGCCAAGTGCCATATAACGAACAGATGCACCAGTACGCAAATGAGTTCTTAAAATGATCTCAAATGGGGTTAAACCACGCTGATGCCAAGTTGAAATCGTCGATTTAGGTACACCAATCACTTCTGCAAGTGCTAAAAAATCACGCGATTGTGTGATCTCCTTCAATTTATCGGTAACTTCTCGACCTTTTAAGTACTCAGGTGCATTATTTAATTCTTGATATTCACGCATAATCGATCTAATATTCACTCAGTTGGGCGATTGGACATCTCAACGCATTAATAAACATTCAGTAACCTTAGAGGATACCACCATGAATAACCCTTTGTCATTTCAAGTTGTTGTTCCAGTTCCATTTATGACGTATCAGGAGTATTCCAAATATTCTGGAATTACTGTTCGTACCCTTAAAAACTGGCAACAGCAGGGATTACTTATCATTAAGAAAAAAGATAAGCCTCGTGAAACCCCATTAGTAAACGTAATTGCAATGCAAGAGCTTGCTACTCGTGAAGCTCTTAGCTACTTGGGTTAACGCTATGGCTAACCAATCAAACCAAAACGAACCAACAGTATTGGAAATTATCGTTGCAATTGTAGTTCTGGTTTCCCTTGGTTTTGTCATTTGAGTATCGGACAGATAGAGGAATCGCTCAATGTGCGATTTACGTGAGCTTAAACAAAATGCTTTTGACAATGCATGTTACGCATTTGCAGATTCAGAAAACATGGAACAAGTAGCAAAGCAGTGTGGAATAAACCCAACAATGCTACGCAACAAGTTAAACCCTGAACAACCGCATAAGTTAACAGTAGGGGATTTAACCGCGATTACGGAAGCAAGCGGCAATTACTGCATCATTAATAGTGTTTTGCTTAGTCTCAATATGGTTGGCGCAAAAGTCGATCCAAATGCAAACCAAGAAACCTTAATTAAACGAGCTTTAGAAAATAGTGTTCATGCCGGTGATTTATCTCGCCTTGCATTAGAGAACGGTGGCGAAATTCGTTTACCACGTTCTAAGCGTAATGAGCTGTTAGACAAAGCACACAAAAGCGTTAGTAATTTGGTGTTGCTAATGAATGATCTTGAAAACAAAACATCCGGCTTATCACCGTTTTTATCTATGAGTTTAGATTTCGTTGTAAACGGCGCACCAATACCGGGTTTATCGTGAGGAACAAATCATGTCTCAATTAGCACAAGTATCACACCCTGTTCCATCAGCACAAGAAAGCATTAATACGTGTAAGGCTCTTTTCTCTACAGGGCATAAACGAAATCAAATCAAAATAGCGTTTAATTCTTTGACTGTTCGTGCTCGTGGAATGATTTGTATTGCAGGCGGATTACCCGCTGCAGATTGCCACCGTAGCTTTGAAGATTTTAACGATATTGAATTACAAAAGATTCGCCGTGGCATGATTGAATTGAAAGGCATCACCAAGCGCTTTGATACTAAAGTCGGTGATGTAAACAAGTTAAGACCAAGCCATTTCCAAGCCTAATTAATACCTAGCCAACCTTTGCCCCTGTAGCAGGGGGCTTTTTTTGTACCTAAATTTTATTTATTACACAGGAATAATGAAATGAATGACTTAAAAACAGCAGAGCAGTTTTATCAAGCATCACTGGAAAACCTTAATAAAGCGAATGAACTGCATGAAAAAATGGAAGCAACAGAAAGAAAAACGGTAGCGTTATTCTCTCGTTTTATTGATGGTACGAAATCTATTTCTGGCGATGTTGAGTTTGCCGCGAGAGATAATCTTAAAGCAATACAATCACGCGATATATTAGCTGTGATTAATTCAATTACTGCAATGACGTTAGATATGCCTAAACCATTTCTTGCTGTTTGTTATGCAGGTTCAGCAATTAATTCGTTCGATATAAATGTTTGGAATCCAAGTGACAAAGATAGCTTAAATGACCGATTGAACGGAAATTTGATCCTTGATAAGCCATCAGCGCTTGAAGATGCTCTTTCACTCGAAAGTCAATTGGCTGAATTTATCATTGAAATAAAAGACAAAACAGAGGTGGCAGCATGATGTTTATGGCTGTTTTCCTTAATAGCGGCGGTGGTGTGGTTCGTGACGACGATACTCAAGAAATCAAAATGAAAGAGCTTGGTGAGTTTGAATCAAAAGAACTAGCCATTGATAACGCTTGTGAAGATTTGAGATGTAGACATGTTACTAGGGGCGTAATTATTAGAGCTAATAACACTGGTGGTTACATGGTTTGCGATACACAGGAGTTTGCAGAGCTATGAATATGATTGAATGTACTCAAAAAGTAGAAATGTTATTGGATGAAGTGCTAAAAGCACCAAAGACACGTGAAGAGATAGAAGCGTTGTTTCAAAAGTTAAAGAAAGAATTATGGAGTGAAAAAGTTATGCCTACAGAAGTACATATCGCAATTCAAAAAGCGGCAGGTAAAGCAATTAATGTAGGCATGAGTAATGTTATTTATAGAGATCTTAAGGTTTTTCTTTCAACAAAAAAACCGAATCAAACCCTTTTACTGGGCCGCTCTCTTTGAGTAAGTCAACTAAACCAAAAGATCCAAATTCTTGGGTTAGTTTAACTAGTTGGCCTAATCCACCAACGGTGATGGTTCTGTATTCTTCTTTGCCAGCAGCACCAATAATGGCTGCTAGATACTCAGGGCCATCGGTTTCACATTCATTAGCCTTAAGCCATTCTTCAATTTTGTTGTCGTTTGGTAGTTTGTCTTCTGGATTAACTAATTTTGTTTTCATATTTACCAACTGTAATTAAATTATGAAGTTATCTTTTACCACAGAAGAACAACGTGCAGCCACTAAAGCTTGTTTAAGCTTTGGTGGTTTGTGCGTATTCCCTCAAAAGCCAAAAGAGATCCTAACGCTGTTACCTGACACATCAGTTAAGAACAAAGAGCCTGATGATATGTCGATTGTTGAGCGTAAGCTTTATCTAGTAGATAGAGTAAATCACGAATGGCGTAGACAGTTCTTTTCTGGCTTACCTAATTACTTAGCAAGGTACTTTGCTGATCGTTATATCTCAATTTTCAAAAAAGACGGTCGTGCAAAAGCAGCTAAATTCTTAACAGAAAAGATGGGTGATGAACTGCAGCGCCGTGTAAGTGTTGTGCTTTATCGTTACCGCCACCTACCAACATACAACAAGATTAAATTGATGAGTGAAGACATTGATCAATGTGATTTTGATGAAGTGCCGAATATCGGCCAGCTTGAATTTAATCTTGAAGCAGTCAAAGCGAAAAAGCCAAAGTCTCGTTTACTTGCAGAGCTTGAGCTAGATGAGATTAAAGACATGGCGTTTAAGATATCTAAAATCATACAAGGCCGTTTCACTCAATTAAGTATTGAGCATAACGGCGAAACAGATAAAGAAATTGATGCCGGCATTATTAAGGTGTTTGAGGGTTTAGCTGCATTAACTTATAGTTTTGGCATTGTTGCACCTCATAAGAAAAAGAAAGTCCTTACTGCAGAAGATGTCTACAGCGATATTTTCAGAATGCAGGATGAAAAATGGTGGCGTGGCCGTTTAGTGAAAGCGCGTAAAATCATGCGTGAACATTTGGCCATAGCTATGGGGCAGGTATCAAAACGTGCTTCGGCTTATTGCTCTTATGATTGCGTTCGTGAACATCAAGAACAGCAAAAGCGCAATTGGGATGCAATTCAAAACAAAATCCTCATCGATGAAGATACCCAAGAAGAATGTGAATTAAAAGACATGGTTTTAAAAAGCGTGTCGAATCCGGCTATTCGCCGTCATGAGCTTATGACAAGAACCAGAGGCTGTGAAAATATCGCAGATGAAATGGGGCTTTGTGGTTTGTTCTTAACGTTAACGACTCCGGGTAAATATCATAACAGTTACCAACGTGGCGGTTTCATTCCTCATTGGAGTGGTGCAAGTCCTCGTGATGCTCAAATCTACTTGAATGGGGTTTGGTCACGCATTCGCGCTAAGTTAGGCCGTGATGAATTTCGTTGGTTTGGGATTCGTGTTGCTGAACCGCATCATGATGGAACACCACACTGGCATTTACTTCTTTGGTGTAAGCCTGAAGATAAAGCCGAGATTACTCGTATCTTCATTGATTACGCGACAAAAGAAGACAAACAAGAATTAATGAAAAGCGGAGAGTTTGATCACTCTGCGCGTTGTGATGTGAAAGACATAGACCCAGAACAGGGCTCTGCTACTGGTTACATTGCTAAATACATTTCTAAAAATATTGATGGCTATGCGATGGATGATGCGGTTTCTGATGAAACTGATAAGCCAATTAAGGATATGGCCAAGAATGTCAGCGCTTGGAAAAGTCGCTGGAACATTCGTCAATTTCAATTTATTGGTGGCGCACCGGTTACCACTTATCGTGAATTACGCCGCTTGGCCAATCTTGATAAAGCTTCTTATATGGATTTCTTACACTCTCAAGAACGTTCACAGTTATTAACTGTTTATCACTCGATGGTGTTTACCCATGTAGGCCCACAACAACCAGATACCGCATTTACTAAACCTGACTTAATGAAACGTTTAGGTGATGCTTATCAACCAACGGTTACCCATCCAAACGGCAGTGTGATTAAAACCATGCGATCTGCTGATGAAGGTAATTGGCAAGGTTACATTATGGGGCAGGGTGGCCCATTCGTTAAGCGTGCCGCTTTGATTGTTCGTAATGCTTATGAAGAGCTACCGTTTTCTTCTCGTTACTCTGAAACCATCCGTAAGGTAGAAGGAATACTTGCAGCTGGTGAGTTTATTAAAACTCGCGTAAGAACTTGGACGATTCAAAATAAGGTTAAGAAATTCGATGAACCAGAACCTGAAGCGGAGGCTCTTGCTCTTGATAGCAGCGCAGCTGCTCCTTGGAGTTCTGTCAATAACTGTACGGACGATCCCGAAAAGGATCAAAAAGGACAGGTGAGCGATAAGCTATCTAAAATACTAACGCCTTTAGGTAAAAAGCCTGAATCCCTTGATGAACATGCACTTAACGCCTTTATGAAAGGCAGTTCTTTGAACCTCGATGATGGTCGTAAGGTGAAAATACGTTCAGGTTATGTGGATGAAGAAGGGAACGTTCGCCTACCAGAGCTGATGGAAATAGAAAAAGAGCCGGAAGATTTACGATGGCTTGATTTTAAAGGTTGGCCAGAGCCACCAAACGAGTCAAAAACTGACGAATACCAACAACCAAACCTCTCAATCTTTCCCGAATATGAATTTGGTGATGATGAGTGGCCGTTAATCTAAGGAATATGTATGAATGACCACACAATAACTCGGTTCTGTTTAGTGTTCTTTAGCTGTTGTTTTTCACTTGGCTGTTATGCATTAGCGATGAACATAGGTGTTTCAAAGGACTCAGATATATTAGGGTTTCTCGTAATTATGTTTATTAATGGAATGATGATTAAGGATTTGATTTGTAATACTGCAGTGCTAATACCTACAAAGAAAACAGCGATATATACTGAGAAAGTGAAATGTAATTTTCGCCATCAGTGGAAAAAAGAGTTTGATGGTAAAGGTATAAGATATTTTTCATGTAAGCGATGCCAAGCAAGAATGGTTAGGCAGAATAGATACTCTAAAGCAGTTATTGATTGGCATTGGTTGATAAGAAAAACAGAAATAATAAGAATTAATGAAAGATCTGATTAATTGGCCGAAATCGTTAAAACTGTGGCGCAAATCACCTCTAAAATAAGCACTGTTTATTTATACAGTAAAATACTGTATTCTTATACAGGTCAAATGGTTAAGGCGTGGCAATGCTATGAATAATAAAGAATTATACCTAGAAGCAATGGAATTTATTTTAGAGGGTACTGCACTTAGTACCCATGGTGAAAGCAAAAGTGGCATTGCTATGTATCTAGTAGGATTAGTCGTTGCTGACCAAAAAGAAGAGTTGAAGCCTGAAAAGATGGACGCTCTACGGATGATTATCCAAATGGCTGATGAAGCTGAATCACAAAAAATGGCCCTCTAGTTGAGGGCTTCTTTTTGTCTATAAGATAGAAAGTTCTAACTGTAATTCTTTGCGCTGTTCTGGCGCTAAACCTCTCACCAATTCAATGGCCATTTGAGAAGTCGTTTTTGCTGAAGGGCTTAAAGTATGGCTGAAACTCAAATTCATCACATAAGTATGGCCACACTCGGGGTCACTACAACTGCAATATAAATCTGAATAACTCTCTGAAATTCGATTGGTCTTTTGAATGCGGCTTTTGTTGCCGCATTCAGGGCAGAATACTCGCATAAAAACATCCATTTGATTCACTAACTGACAGATCAATTGTAAACCAAAGTACTGGTTTTTTATACAGTTGGGTTTTTTATATTTAAAGCTGAAATACTAGCACTAGGGTAAGTATTGTTACTCAATTTGGATTGTTTCTTCTTATTTTCATCTTGACGAAATTTAATGTAAGTACTCATATCAAAGAATGAGTATGACTCAATTTCAGAACAAGGAATGATAACTCTAAAATCACGTAATTTTAAAAAATTATGGCTTCCGTCGTATATGCCTTGATCTGCATAATGATTTAGATAATTTGTTGTATGCTCAAATACAAGAGTATCTTTGTTTCTGTAACCGCTAAGGTGAGGTAAGATCGCTATATGTTCTACTTTTCCATCAATAAGCTCATCGCCTAAGCATTTTCCAACGTAAGTTTTCTTGGATGAAAGGGTTAGCATAATTAGTTTTTGATCATATGTTGATTCAAAAATAAAGGACTCTAAATGGTTATTTGAGATTATCTTTCTCAAACGTTTTGTTTTTTGAGTAAGAAACAGGCGGTAATATAAAAGAGAAAACCAGGCTGATACTTGTGCTAGAAATATAGTGAGAAGAGCCCACGCTCCAATTTTTATTTCAGAAAAGTTTAGAAATAAGCCCTCAAAATCAGTTAAAAGAAAGCCTAATGGCTTGATGAATTTAGATACACAATCAAAATAATCGATTGAAAAGCAAACTGCTCCACTGACTAAGCTAAAAATTACACCACGATAGGCGACATAAAAATATGAATGCCACCCATCAGTTCTGTTTAATTGATATTTTGAAGATAGATGTTTCGATGAAAAAAGATATCCAGCAACAAGTGCTACTGCAATTAAAACTACGCCCATTTTATTACAAAGCTTTTAGTCTGTGAATCTGCTCATCGAGTTCTTTAAGCTCTTTTAGTTTATCTAAATCAGCTTGTAGTTTTCTTTGTACATCTTCGTTGTCAAAATTAACACGAATTACACCACTATCTCCGATAGTTACTCTATCTTGATTAGCTAGCATAATTTGTAACAGATAGTCGTCTTTCTTTTTAGATAAAAAACCTAACATATTAAAGTCCTTACTCTCTAGAGAGATGTTTCGCACCGATTAGTTCTACTCTTAATATCTATCTAACCTACGTACTAGGGTGTTAGTGATATCGCAAGGTAACTGCACGCCTTGCGTGCAGTTTACCTTGCGATATCACTAACATGCAAGATCATTAAGCATGAACTGTAGTTATTTATTTAAACAAATATGAACATATACGCACATTTAAAGACATTCAGGTTAAGTATAGCTTATAAATATATTGCTTCAGATTTTATCACAAGAGGGTTAAAACTCATTGAGGGGCCATCACATTTAAGATATTTGTAGAGAAAATTGTTCGATTTCATTATCGCTATTGATTGTGTTCATCTTTTTTTAATTTGTTATCTGAAATCATTCATAGTGAGTTATTTTCTCACGTAAATCGCACTCCTCCTACCCACCTGCGACGTAAAAGTGATCACTTTTTTTGCAGTTTTAAGTTCTTCATTTTTTGGGGTTGGTGAGTGGGGTAGTAATTAACGCGAGAGCCCTTGTTTATAGGGCTCTCAGCGTATGTGAAGGGCAAAGATATACTTAATTCTATGGGATTTCAAAACTGAAAAATTGAAATTATTTTCACGTTATTTCAGTAATGAAGATCTCTTAATGATCTGTTTGGTTTTTCTAACTCTTTGAAAGTAGGTTGTTTATTGTGTTTTATGTCATGATTTAAAGGATCTTGTGTGGTTTTTAAATGATCTCCTAATTAGCTCTAAAGCCTTATACAGCAAGGCTTTAGCTCAAAAAGTAAAACTGAAAAAATCTGTAGTTAAAAAACGCTATTGCTGAAGCTCGCCATTCAACAAATTAAACTCAAATTGTAAGCTTTTCGGCACTTCCTTATCATTGTTCACTGCATCCATAAACATTTCACAAGCCGGGATAACTTCATTCTGCGTATACACCTGATTAAACTTTATTGGGTCGCCACGAGTCCCACCATTTGGAATGATAGCGGCCAACTCAACAGGGAAGCGGTGACCAGTTAATACCTCCTGGGCGGTTACGTTTTTTATCTTCTCGAATTCATCTTTGGTCGCAATGTCCCCAACAGGAATGAGCTGAATGCCTTTTTCCTTTCCGTTTGGAATATTGATGAACATAGAACGAAAATTACCAACACCACGGCTTGAAGCCATCTTTTCTTTTAAATCACTTTCATCTTCTTTGCTTAAACTTGGGTCGGTAGCATAAAAGATAAACCCCATATGTAAGCCGTTCTTATAGTATCGACGACGGAACGTTGTTGCATCACTGTTTAAAAGGGCAGACTGAACACAACCAAGATAATCAGGTGATCCATAAACTTGTTGTGCTGGGTCGTATTGCTTAATAAAAATTACATCTTCTTGTTTAAAGAGCTGCTTTTTATCATCACGCCCTAATAACCAGTAATCACCTTTTTTATTCTTGCGTAAATGCATGGTAGGAAGTGGGTGAAGACGAACAACACGGCCAAAGTGATCACGAATCTTGAGAATGGCTGTATCACCAAACTCTAAGAAGTCATGCACTGCAGCGTGAACTTGCTGTTTTTGCATTCCACCTTTTTTGAAACGACCAGAAATCATATTACGGCGAGCCATTAAAATAGAACCATGATATGCATTTGCTCGAGTAAGCTTGTTTAAGCCAGCTCGTTCTAGCGGTGGTTCCCAATAATCTTCGGTGTCATTGTAATAAAGCTCGCTGTATTCATAGTTGTTGAATCCAGTATCCATAATTTCAGGCTGGCCAAAGCTAAAGATTAAGCTTTCATTTGGTGTTTCTTCCATTACTTGTTTGTCTGTCATGCGCAAGTCTGCCAAGTTGATTTTCGTTGTTGTTGGTGATCAAGAGGTTCATTAATGATGGCGTGTGAAATAGCCCAAAATGCATCGGCGTGGCCTGTGGTTTCACTTCGTTCAGCTTTGAATGTCATCATGTTGCCGCTGTTGGTACTGGTTCGCTTGATTGCCATAAATGCCATTGCTATGTCTTTATGCTCTGCATCAAAAGCGAGTCGGCCACTTTCAATCACATCAATCATTTTTAAAACTAAGCGGTTTTTGTTTTCATTGCTGTAATGAATAGCAACGGCTTCGCGTGGATATTTCGCGTGAATCAAATCCCAAACACCGCCACCAATACCAGTGGTATCAACACCGATGTAACTCACGTTATAGCGGTTATAGACTTCTTCAATCTTTGCTACGTGATGCTGGAAGTTCAAACCTTTCCAATAGTGCTTTTCAAGTACTCTGAATTGTTCAGGTGCGACAATTGGCGGAGCAATAGCAACTAAACAAGCATTGTCTCTGGTTCGTGATGGGTCATAACCAAGCCACACTTCACGCCGTCCAAAAGGTGAGGCGGTATTAGGTTTGAAATCTCGCCAGCGACTAATATCAATCATGCACTTTTCAAGATCGGTAAACTTGAAGACCGAATGTGAATCATCAACGAAAACACACATGAATAGGTTATCGAAATCAACCTTGCTGTATTCATCTCGCAGTTCATCAATATCAAATAAAGCACAACCGCCATTTACGGCATCTTCTATCGTGACAATGTAACGCCATTGCTTATCAGGGCAATGAATCCCTTTCTGCATTTGCTTGAACGTTGGAAACTCTAGGCTTTCACGGCTACTGCGTCCTTTCTTCCATGAATCACCAGTCCAGAAGGGATAAGCGGCATGAACTTTACTTGATGGCGTTGAGAAATAGGTTTTACGCCATTTAGTATGAGTCGCCATTGCTGAAGCCAGTTTATTCAGCTCATCAAACTTAGGGATCCAGAAGTACTCATCAATATAAACATGGCCATGATAACTTTGCGCCGTTTTACTATTGGTTGATAAGAACCTAAGTTCAGCACCATTAGATAGAACGATTGGGTTACCAGTTAGCTCTATGTCTAAAAATTCTTTGGCCAATGCAATGATGTAACTACGGAACACTTCAGCTTGAGCGCGAGAGGCGGATAAAAATATCTGGTTATCACCTGTTAAAATCGCATCTTCTAATGCTTCACCTGCAAAGTAATACGTTGCACCAATCTGGCGTGATTTAAGAATGTTACGAATACGCTGATGTAAGTTATCACGCATAGTTAACTGATATTTAAACAGCGAGTTATGCCACTCTTTAAAGTGTTCTTCCGTTAATCCTGAAATATCATTCTTGGCTGATTTAGATTTACTCTTCTTCTCTGATGTTGATTTACTGCGCTGTTTTTTATTTCGTGGTGCTTGCGTATCAGAAGTGCTTTCTTCTTGATAGTTATGCGCTCTTAGCTCTAGTTCTGCACGTTGTTTCTTTAGTTTAACGTGGTGCTCAATTAGCTTGGTTAGTTCCTTTAATTGTTGGTCTGTTTTCTCTGGAAGTTCTAACAGAGTTTCCACTCGACGAGTGATAGATTCTTCAACAGAATTTTCGCGTAATGAATCACGCCAGCCAAACTTATCAGCCCAATAGTAAATGATACGGTCACTATTAAGATTTAGTTCTGCAGCGATTTCGCTTGGTGTCCAAGTACGCATATAAAGGCTTTTCGCCGCGTATCTGATTTCTTTTGAATATGCCATAAAGCTAATAATACGCAGCTAAATACTTAAATTTACTCACTTATGTTCGGATAAATTCGGATATGGGCTGTATCCGAATTGCTCCGAACACAAGTGCATGATTTAGCTCTCTCAAGCTCGTATTCTTGTCTCAAATCGACATTCATTTGAATCACTGACAGGTAATTATGAGTAAACAATCAGGTTGGAAAATTGCTGCGACAGAAGGTGCCACTATTGATGGTCGCACTATTACAAAGCAGTGGATTGAAGATATGGCAGAACAATATTCAATGGCTGAATATGGTGCGCTTATCTGGCCTGAACATTCCCGTAGTCGATGGGATAAATTCGAAGGTAAGAACTGGGGAACGGTTGATGAAGTTAAATCAGAGAAGCGTTCAGGTAAATACCGTTTATTAGTCAAACTAACACCAAATAAATACTTATTAAATGCCAATGCTGATGGACAGAAACTGTTTATGTCTATTGAACCTAATCCGGATTATTGCGGTAGCGGTCGTTGTTATTTGATGGGCTTGGCAGTGACTGATTCCCCGGCATCAACAGGTACAACACTTCTCAAGTTTTCTAAAAAAAACGGTGAAGAAAACAGCCATGAATACAGCCAATTAGAAGAGTTAGATTTAAGTGATGTGTCGAAAGTAGAGCACAGCTTGATTGCTAGTGCGCTTTCAACTTTAGCTAACTTCTTTTCTTCTGGTGGGCAGTTACCAACTATTAAGCCACAAACTTCTGAACCAAAAGAGGATGAAGAACCTATGAACCCAGAGCAGTTTAGCCAAATGATGGGCAAGCTAGAGAAAATTGAAGATAAACAAACCGAGCTTGAAAATAAGCAAACGGAGTTTTCTGCTCAAGTACAAAAAATCTCAGTGCCGCCAGTAGAAGAAACTGATCCAACAAAAAATGATGAACAAGAAGGCATTACGCCTGAACAGTTTAATCAACTATCTGGAAAACTAGACTCATTGCTGACAAAGCAAGGTGATATGGAAAACCAGTTCAACGCACTGAAAAAAGAAGTGCCAAACCAAGAGCCGAAAGATGAAGGCGTTTCATCAGTGGAGGCAATTTAATGTTTAATGCTCAAGCAAGTTCGTTCTTGCAAAAATACTGTGAATCCGTAGCGAAAGCTGCAGTGGTAGCAGGGGTGAACCCAGCAGAGCTATTTGCTATTTCACCAGTAATTGAAACAAAGCTTCGCCAAGCAATTGTTCACTCTGATTCATTCTTAAACCTGATTTCAGTTCAGTCTGTTGATCAGATTAAAGGGCAAGTGGTCGATGTAGGTACAGGCGCATTGCTAACAGGTCGTGTTAAAGATGGTCGTTTCCGTTCGACACTTGGCATGGATGGCAACACATATGAATTAATTGAAACTGATTCATGTGCTGCAATCAAATGGGCTACGTTAACGCAGTGGGCTAATTCAGGCGGTTCTGGTGAGTTCATTAAATACATGAACGCCGCGATTACTCGAAACTATGCACTGGATATGCTGCGTATTGGTTTTCACGGTATCAAGATTTCAGACACAACTGATCCTGCGACTTATCCAAATGGTGAAGACGTTAACAAAGGTTGGTTAACGATTGCTAAAGAAAAGGCAGCGGCTCAAGTGTTACCAACAGCGGTTCTGGATGCAACAGGTACAACTGATGGTTCATATAAAACACTTGATAGCTTAGTGAATGATCTAAAAAACACGACCATTCATGAAGTTCATCGTGGTAGCCCTGATTTAGTCGTGTTGATTGGTTCTGATTTGGTGGCTGCAGAGCAACATCGTTTATTAGATGCGGCAGATACACCAAGTGAAAACAAACATGCTCAATCACTAGCAACAACGGTTGCCGGAATGAAAGTGTATACACCGCCGTTCTTTAAGCCAACTCAAGTGTGGATTACCAGTTTAAAGAACCTGCAAATCTTAACGCAGAAAGGTACTCAGTGGCGTAAAGCGAAAAACGAAGAAGACCGTAAGCAGTTTGAAAACTCTTATCTTCGTATGGAAGGTTATGCGATTGGTGATCTTGATAAGTTCGCCGCGATTGAAGATGTCACCATTTCAGACGGTACTGCAGGAGCATAATTATGGCGAGTCCATTAGCAATGCAACGTAAAGCTTTATTGGCAAAGTCAGCACCAAAGCAGACAGTAGTTTCTGCAGGTATGGATACTGCTAAAAGCTTACACCTTCAGTTGTTAGAACTTGATGCAGATTTACGCTTCTTATCTGGCTTTAATCGCATTGAAGATAAAGTTCAGCATAAACGTGATGTATTAATCCCTAAATATCGTCCGTATGTTGATGCGTATTTAGTATCGGGCGAGAAATACGATAATCCTGTATTTGCTCAATTGATTATCTGGTTATTTGATACATCAAATTTAGAAACGGCGATTAAGTGGTGTGACATTGCCATTGCTCAAGAGCTAGACACCCCAGAACGTTTTAACCGTGATTTCGCTACGTTCTGTGCTGATGAAGTTCTGAAGTGGGCAGAGTTAATGGGCTCTCAAGGTCATAGCGTAGAACCGTATTTCTCTGATGTGTTTTACAAAGTTCGTGAGAAATGGCGTATCAATGAAAAGCTAACGGCTAAGTGGTTTAAATTCGCCGGGTTACATTTGTTACGTGATAAAGACGGTGAACCAAAGGCCACGGCGGTTGGTGATATTCAAGTACTTCAAAAGTCTTTTGATTACTTAGAAGAAGCAGATAAGCAATACGGTAACGTTGGTGTGAAAACCATTATGGATAAAGTGCAACAACGAATTCGAGCGATTAAAGAAGGTCGCTTATAGGCTCCTAAGCCACCGCGCCTCGGCTGACGAGGAAGAACATGTAATTCATTACTTTGTTTATTCCGTCGACTCAGTGGCTAGAGGCGCATCTATTTTAAAACGTTAAGGAAATGCAATGTTTAGTGGTTCATCAGGCGCAGACTATCAAGACACTGTGATCGAGAATGATGGCTTTTGGCCTAACTTGAATGCCGGTGATTTTGAAAAGCGTCGAAGCATTCCAACTGACATGGATTCAGAAACGGTTGCATATGCTTTAGCAGCAGCAATAGCCCAAATAAACATTGCTTTAATTAATAAGAAAACCGCTTATGAAGCGGAAGGCATTACATCAGCAAACGATGTTCCAGGGCAACCAATGATAGATAACAAAAACTTATTGGTGATCTTGTATGAGAAATCGGTATTTGCCAGAGCTAAAGCAGATTTAATCCCTGAGTTCGCCATGGTGCAAACCAAAGATGCCGGTGATCGAGTTGCAGAGAATGAAACCTTAATTACGGAACGTTTATTAGCAGAAAGCCAACAACATATTAGAGCTATTTTTGGTAAGAGCCGAGTAGGGGTTGAATTGCTATGAGTGAGATTCAAAGTCAGCCACAAGCAGGCTTTATGCTGCAAGGGCTTAATCAGCACCTAAGTAATACAACACCTGAGCGCTTGCATAAATACTTTGAATGTTGGATGGAAGATGTAGAGCTGACTCTACAACCAAAAAATCAGGGACAAGGTTTTGATATTGGCTACATGCAATACACCGCTGTATTTAGCTTTGAGCAGTTCCCATTTAAAAAAGTAAATCCGGCAACCGTGATGGTTAATGTGTTGGCGTGGCTCGATGACAATGATGAGTTCAGAGAAAAGTTTAATTTGGCTGAGCCTAGCTTTGATGTCGAACCAGAAAACGACGATACGGTGATCATGACGTTAGAGGTGGAATTGATAGAGCCATTAATGGTGATTGAAGATCCTGATGGTGAAATTGTATGGCGTGGTAAGCGTTGGATTAATGCCCCGTATGAGATTTGGGAAGCTGAGCATATTTCAGTAATTAACGCGAATAACCCACCAAGTTCGGTGATTACTGATGATCAAAATTAATGTTGATAAGAAATCAGAGCAAGGGGTTTTAGATTCTTTAAGGCTGATGACGCTAACCAAACCGAAGCGTCGAAGAATTCTCAATAAAACGGCAAAGGCTTCAGTTAAAACATCAAGACAGAATCAAAAGAATCAACAAACACCAACGGGCAAAGTATGGCAGAAACGAGCAAGTAAAAAGCGTAAGAAGATGCAAATTCGTTTAGCTCGCTTATTAACGGTTACAGCGTCAAATGAAAACAAAGCAGTGATTGGATGGCGAAAATCTGGCACAGCACAAGTTGCTTCAAAACAACATCATGGCCATCGGCAGCGACATACCAGAGCCTCGGCAATTAAGGCGCTAAGAAATGAGAAAACCTAAGCGTGACAAAAGTAGATTAAAACAAGCCCTTAATAGCATTGATGGTGGTAAGGGCGGAGCGACTAAAGAGCAAGCCAAAGCATTGAAGCAAGAAGGGTTCAGAGTGTTTGCTCGCCGTATCAATCCTAATGCTGCTGTTGGGAAAATGAAGTCTCCAACGATGCGATGGATACAACAAAATTTATCTGCAGAGCAAGCCGGATTAATTTTACGAGCCATGCGTGGTAAAGCTCCTGCGGAAGCCTGGGAAACCAAAATACCAGCAAGACCGTTCTTGCAAATAGACAAGAAACAAATGCGAAAAATAGCAAAAGAAGAACTGAATTCTCATTAACCCAAAAGAGGAAGAGCAATGGCGTGGCCAATTGTACAAATTAATACTCTGAACCTGATGCAAGGACCAGTGAACGAAGTTGAACGTCACTTCCTCTATGTCGGTTTAGGAACAAAAAACGCAGGCAGTTTATTGTCTGTGAACACACAAAGTGATTTTTCAGCGCTATTGGATGATGGCTCAGAATTAAAAGCCAATGTTGAAGCAGCAATGCTGAACGCTGGTCAAAACTGGACTGCAGGCGTTTATATATTAACAGCCCCTGAAAACTGGGTTGAAGCCGTTAAAACCGCGCAACAAACACAAAGTTTTGAAGCGGTCGTATTAACAGCGCCTACGACAGATAAAGCCACCGTGACTGCAGCCCAAGCGCTTTATCATGAGCTGATTGCTAAATACGGTCGTTGGACATTCATGATGCTTGCGACACCAGGTATTGATAAGAAAACACAAACCTGGTCTGAATATGAAGTTGCAACCGTTGCTATTCAAGATACGATTGCCGCCGATGGTGTCATGTTAGTACCACAAATCTTCCCTGATGCTATTGGCAAACTTGCTGGACGTTTATGTAATCGAGCCGCTTCAATTGCTGATACACCAATGCGTATTAAAACAGGTCCATTAGTTGGTGATGTCACTTTGCCTGTTGATAGTGCAGGTGCAGAGCTAACAACGGCAACCTTACAAACATTAGAAAGTAATCGTTTTTCAGTCCCTGCTTGGTTTCCTGATTACGATGGTATTTTCTGGGCGGATGGTCGTTTATTAGATGCTGAAGGCGGTGATTATCAGGTGATTGAATATCGCCGAATTATCGACAAAGTAGCTCGCCGTATTCGATTAATTGCTATTTCTGATATTGGTGATCGTTCTTTCAATAGTACGCCTGCAAGTACTGCTCGCGCTCAAAATCGTTATTGTCGCCCACTGCGTGAAATGGCGAAATCAGCCACCGTTGGTGAAGTGGTTTTCCCTGGTGAAATTGAAACCCCAAGTTCAGGTGACATCACCATAGTGTGGGAAAACAAAAATTCAGTCGGTATTTATATGGCAGCACAGCCGAAAGATTGCCCTAAGAAAATCACGGCAAATCTAATGTTAGATTTAAGTAATCCGGGGGATAAATAATGTCTAAACGCATTTCAGGATTAAGTTTTGATGTTGATATTCATGGCGTCCTTATCCATGTGGAAAAAGCGACAGTCACTATTTCAGATGAAAGTGCAGCGGCCTCTACTCGTGGCGTTCCTGATGGTTTCACTGATGGTGCCGTGAGTGCCGAAGGGGATTATGAGTTAGATACTAAAAACTTTAATCTGCTAGGTGAAGCCGCAGCAAAAGCAGGCAGCTGGCGAGCGATTAAACCTCATGACTGTTTGTTCTATGCAAATACTGGCTCTGAAGAATTTAAAGCTGAAGTCTTTGGCGTGAAGTTAATGATCGACAGCTTGTTAGATATTGACCCGTCATCATCGGACAAATCCAAGCACAAAATCAAGTTTGTTGTAACAAGCCCTGATTTTATTCATATCAACGGTATTCCGTATCTTAGCTCAGAAGATACCCGAGATCTGATTGGCTAAAAGGGGATTATATGGATGTGTTTGATAGAGCTAGTGCGCTTGAAGCCAAACAGACTGAAGTGGCACTTGCCAACCACCTGGCAAAGCAAAAAAACAAAGTGGAAATCAATAGTGCCAAAGAGTGCATTGAATGTGAAAAGGCTATTCCCAAGGCTCGACAAGAAGCAGTAAAAGGCTGCCAATATTGTGTGAACTGCCAAGAGTTAACTGATAAGGGGAAGTTATGAAGTATTACACGTTAAAGCGTCGTTACTTTGATTTTGGTACTTATTCTTACTTGTTTCGACAAGATGGCAGCAAAGTATGTTGCATGGTTGAGCGCCCGATGCTTAACAATAAAGCCAGTCGCTCATGCATTGTTGAAGGGGTTTATGACTTATTGCCTCATCAATCGCCAAAGTTTGGTTCGTGTTATGCGCTCGAATCACAAGAATTAGGCGTAACAAGAGAAGGGCCAAGTTTGCGAACGCATATCTTGATCCATAAAGCGAACTCACCAAAAGAGCTGCAAGGGTGCTTAGCACCAGGGGTTGATTTTGGTTTTGTTCATGGAGAATGGTCAGTGGTGAATTCATCAGCAGCATTCAACTTATTAATGAAAGAGTTGGGCGGAGAGCCTACCCAGTTAACCATCATGAAGGATTAACTATGAATTTTCTAATCGGAATTTTTGGAAAAAGTTTATTGGATATTGCCAAAGGTATTTTTTTACAGATTACATGGCAAGTCATTGTCGAGCGTTTCGCTACTCGCGTTGTGGTGTGGGGATTAGAAAAACTCAAAACCCTTACTACCAATGATGTGGTGCAAGGCACTGTCGATGATGTATTGAAATCACTGCAGGGTAAACGGTTAAAAGAAGTGCCGATTATTTCAGATAAACAAAAGGAATAGCGATGGATGCAACCTGGACAAACGCTTTAATCGGTGCGCTTTCATTACTAACCTTTTTGCTTGGCGCACTCATTACCAAATTCTTTTCTGTAACAAAAGAGTTAGCCGACTTTAAAACTCACGTAGCAGAAACCTATGCAACAAAAGATGAAGTGAAAGATGCAATTGAGCGTGTAGAACGCCAGATTGAGATCGGCTTTAACCGTATTTATGAAACCTTAAAAAAGAGAGATGCAGCATGACAACCCCAATCATCATTACAGCAGCAGGCAAAGATTTACGTTTTACTCCTGATTTACCAACGTACAACAAATACATCAATGAAATGATGCCACATGACAAAGTGTCACCAGCAACCAATTATCTGCGTCGTATCGTTCATAAAGACGATAAAGCACATTTAGATGAAATGCTGAAAATTCCAAGTGCTTTGATGCGTATCCTGGCAAAAGTAAATGAAGCCTTTGAAGGTGATTTGGAAATCGAAGTAAAAAACTCTTAAGGCACGCCAAAGCGATTGAAAGTAATGGGTTAGAGCAAGCATTAGCATTGAAAGCCCATTACTTACCCTATCAACCTGATACCACCGAGAATTTAGCCAGAGCACTTTGGCTTGATAAACATAACGCTGAAATCGTCGCAAATGGGATAGCCCTCGCATTTAGTAACGAATAAGGAATTGCCATTAGATGAGTGCCCACCTAGACAAATTGATGATGCAAGTTGCATTGATTGATAGTGTCACCAAACCGCTAAAAGGGATCCAGAATACGGTGACCGAAACAGCGGATGTTGGGCGTTCAGGTTGGGAAAAAATGGCAGGTGGTACGGCAGGCGTGATTGCAGCAGGTTTTGCTGTTCAACAAGCGTTAATGCCAGCCATTGAAATGGATAGGGTACTTGGTGAAGTTAAATCGCTTGGTGTGGTCGATGAAGATTTACAGCAACTTCAAAAAACTGCGTTAGCCTTTTCGGTTGAGTATGGGAAGTCAGCACAAGAAGTGGTTGGCGCGGCCTATGACATCAAATCGGCTTTCGGGGATATTACCGGACCAGAATTATCTGATATTACTAAAAGCTCTGCCGTTCTTGCTGCAGCAACCAAAGCAGATACGGCAACCATTACTGATTATATGGGCACCATGTATGGGGTGTTTAAAAATCAGGCCAATGACATGGGTGTTGGTATTTGGTCAAAGAACGTGGCAGGCATGACAGCTCAATCTGTGGAGATGTTTAAAACAACGGGTAAAGGCATGAGTGATGCGTTTACCAGTGTTGGAGCAAACGCAACCGCTGCAGGTATCAAGATGAATGAGCAGATGGCTATTCTTGGTACGTTGCAATCCACGATGTCAGGCAGTGCAGCGGGTACTAAATATAAATCGTTCTTGGCTGGTGTTGGTGGCGCACAAGATAAGCTGAACATGAAATTTATTGATAGCCAGGGCGCAATGCTGCCAATGGTGGATATTCTCAATAAATTAAAAGGTCAGTTTGGCGACACGCTTGATGTGGCAGAAAGTGACGCATTAAAGAAAGCATTTGGATCAGATGAGGCCGTCAGCATGATCAAGTTATTGATGGCTGATACTCACGGATTGGCAAGTAGTATTAACTCACTTGGTAATGTGAAAGGCATGAGTAAAGCCGAAGACATGGCTGGTGCAATGACTGATCAATGGCAACGGCTTGAAGCTGCATGGTTTGCTATTCGTGCCGGAGCGTTTGGGTTAATTCTTCCCTCTATTAATGCTATTGCTGGTTCAATGGCCGATGGGTTTAATGTGCTGCTTGGTTGGACTCAAGAGTTCCCAGTGTTAACGCAATACCTTGGTTATTTCGCCTTAACAATAGTCGCTGGTGCTGGGTTAATTGCGGCTTGGAATATGGTTGTCGGCTTAGCATCATTGATGAGTGCCGGATGGTCTAGCGCCACGTTATTATTAACAACGGTCATGAAAGGCTTTAATTTAGTGATGAGAATGGCACGTTTTGCAGCTCTTGGATTTGCGATGGCTGCGGCAGTGGCTCAAGTTCCATTACTGCCCTTAATTCTTGGTATTGGTGCCGTGGTTGCGGCAGTCGGTGCGGTGATTTATTTCTGGGATGATTTAAAAGCGGCGTGGAGTGATTTTTCATTCATTGAATCTCTATGCTCAATGGTAGATTGGTTAATTGAGAAAATTAACTTAATACCAGGCATAAATATTGGCGGTGAAAATTCGGGTATGCCTCAAATGGATACGCCTGAATTAAACACAGCAACACCAACGCATTACGCCTCAAAAGCCGTTGTACCGGCTTACAGTTATGGGTATCAAGCACCAGTGATCCCAATTGCACCAACAGTAAATATTGAAAGTAGCAAAGAAATGTCTGCACCTATTTCAGCATACATTGGTGGCAGTGCAGAGGGTAAAGCCAATGTGTCTCAGCAATTAAAACAGATGTCGGCAGGCAGTATCGATAATAGCCGAACGCAACATGTAGGTGATGTGTATATCACTCAAGAGCAACCCTTTACGCCAGAAGATTTATCCGCATGGAATGAGATGAGCACCCCATGAGCCAACAATATATTGATTATTTAGTAACGGATGGTGGTTTGGATTTTGATGCAGGCCAACAGCCGATTGAAACCAGTGATCGCAATAGTATTGCCCAAGACGTAAAGCACGCCATTTTAGAAAGTGGTTTGTTACGTGAGTATCAAGCAGAGCGAAACCGAACCTTACGAGCAGATGTATTAACTCGAATTGAAATGCTGATTGAAACGGATAAACGCATCGAACCAGGGACGGCTGAGATTGAAGAGCAAACGGCAGAGCAATTGTGGATGTTTGCTGAAACGGTAGATAGCGACAATATCGAAATGGGAATGCCATTATGAGTACAAGACCACAGGTTGATTTTAAGCAAATTATTGCTGATGAAGGGATCCCAACAACAGAAGAAGCCATTGCGATTGAACTTGAAAAAGAAGTGGTCGCAGCAGGCAGTAAGGTTAGTAATGACAGCCGAATGTCACCGTTCTGGCGATTGGTTAAAGCGATTGTTATCACGCCAACGCTTTGGCTTATTGAACAATTATTAGCAAGTCATGTACTACCTAATACCTTCGCCGCAACAGCAAGTAAGCGCTATCTTGATTTAAAAGCGTGGGATGTGGATTTAGAAAGAAAGATGGCAACAAAAACCCGTGGAGTGGTCGAGTTCTTTAAAGAGGTGGCGGAAAATCCCATCGTGATCTTAAAAGGTACGATTATTGAAACGAGCCGAATTGAAGACAAGATTTATCGTTTAATTGTTGTAGAAGATGTGCTTATTCAAGCAAACCAAGCCAGCGGTTTTGTGTTGTGTGAAGCGCAAGAAGCCGGAGGTGGTTATAACTTACCTGCAGGGTATTACTCAATCTTACCTGTTGGAGTATCCGGTATAACCCATGCAGTAAACCAAGCCGATTGGATAACAACACCAGGTGCGAATACGGAAGAAGATGATGGACTGGCATTACGGATCCGTAATCAATTCAGTGTTGTTGGTCGTTACCACATTGATGCTATTTATCGCTCGATGTTGGCCAGTGTTGCTGGTGTAAGAAGTGAGCAGATTTACTTTCTGCATGATGCGCCAAGAGGCCCTGGGACAGCGAATGCTTATATCTTGTTAGATGTAGGTGAAACCCCAAGCCATCTATTAGAGCAACTCAATGATTTTGTGATGGCCGAGGGCAATCATGGCCATGGTGATGACGTTTTATGTTTGGCTTTACCAGAAACTCAGCATTCAGTATCTGTGACCATTTGGCCTAGAGTGAACACCAGAGAAGAACGTGTAGTGGCTTTAAAAATAGAAGTAGAAAACATGATACGAGCGGCGTTCAGAGAAAGTGATTCTTACTCGATGGTAACCAGAACCTACCCATCATCAACGTTTTCATTCAGCCAGCTAACTACCGAAATCCATACTGAATTGGCAGAAGATTTACTCAGCCTTAAATTTTCAAACAGTGACATAGTGAGTGAGTTGAATATTCCTAGATTGAGCAATGTGACGGTGATAAATGGCTAAAACGACTAACCACGAAAACCATGCACCAGAGTTACCCATTGAGAATGTGCCTTGGTGGATGGATGGGAAAACCATTGCTGAAACCCTAAAAGAACCGCATTTTTTAGCCAGAGGAGTAATGCAATATTGGCAGCGTCTTAAAGGGTGGTTGCTGTACCCATTAGCGCAGTTAGATCCCATGACCTGCAATGAGCGTTTACTCAGTTTAGTAGCCTGGGACAGAGACATTACTCGTTTTAAAAATGAGCCAACGAGCTTGTTTAGAAAACGCGTGAAGTACGCTTTTGTAAATGCCACAGATGCCGGAGAGAAGGCGGGGTTTATTCGAATATTTCAGCGTTTAGGCGTTGGTATGATAGATTTTGAGGAAAGAACTCCTGATCGAGATTGGGACATCATCACTATTCGATTAAGTGATTCACAGTTGTCAGAAAATTATTCACTGTTAGAGCAACTATTACAGCAATACGGCAGAACCTGCCGCCGATATGAGTATCAAGTGATTAGTTTAACCCCATTAGAAGTGTCGGCCTCTCCAATGGATTGGCAACATCAATGCACCGTAGTGACATTAGAGGAATAAGTATGTCGCAAAGTATTATCACCTTAGCGTTTGAAACCTACAAAGCCCAACAGGAAGCGATTGCAGCCCCAGTAGAGCTGAATGAATTTGTATTGGCCTTAGTGCCAAATCAAGATCCCACTCAGCCTATTGATAGAAATGAAGGGCTACCGCCACAACATCAAATTGTACATGTTGCCAATGTGACTCAAACCGGATTTGTGAATCCAAACGCGGTGGTGTATTCCTTAATTATGGATACACGAATTGGTGACTTTGAATTCAATTGGGTTGGTCTTCGTAATAAACAAAGTGGGGTACTTGCCTCTATTTTGCATATTCCGACGATTTCAAAATTCAAATCAGTACCTGGTGTGCAAAATGGAAATTCAGTAACACGTTCTATTTTGATGAGCTATCAAGATGCAAAAAGTGCAACAGGCATTACTGTTGATGCTTCAACATGGCAAATTGATTTCACGGCGCGTTTGTTTGGAATAGATGAAGCAGAACGTTTAGTTAACCTTGATGTGTTTGGCCAAGCGGCGTTCTTGGCTGATGGTTTTAAAGTTAAAAAATCGGGTAGTAATTATCTTGCGAATGTTGGCCGTGGTTATGTGGGTGGTTTACGTTGCCATTTAGATAACGATGCCACCATTTCAGGAGTGAGTAACTCAAGCGCGATTTATTTAGATGCGAGTTGGCAAGGGCAGCTAACAAGCCAGTGGCAAACGGTCTTTGAAATTAAAGTCAGTAAATCAGCATTAAGTGATTATGTTGATGCGGATGGGTATCAGCATTATGTCACTAAGATTGCAGATATTAATTCGGCAGGTAATGTGGTTGACACTCGTTATGTGGAAGGCTTTTCTGAGCATTTACGACACGATGAGCAAGCAACAAAAGCCCAAGCAGAAGCTATGACATCAACTTCTGTTTGGATTTCTGCACTTCGTTGGAAAGAGGCTTTTTTGTCTCGGTTATCTAACTCGTTTACTGGAACAAGAGCTGATTATGCGGTGAGTGAAAAGGCGCTTAGTGATGGGTTGGGAACAAAAGCAAACTTGTTACATAAACACGATGCCAGTGATGTGAACTCCGGTGTTTTAGCTAAAGAGCGTCTACCCAATGCGAGTACGGCCGTCAAAGGGGCGGTGCAGCTAAACGACACAGTAACATCAACATCGAAAGCACAAGCATTAACTGCAAATCAAGGTAAAAGCATTTGGGATAGAGCTGATTCCGCTTACTCACTAGCACAAAGAGGAGTTGAGATATTTTCGGGAAATTATTCAATAGAAACATTAAAAAAGAAGGTAAATGTTGAATATAGGAATGAAACTAATTTGCCAAGATTGTTATTGGTAACTAAAGCAAATGCTAATATCGTTTCTATAAAAATAAATGGCCTTATCGTTATGGAGTCTATTCAGCAATATGGTAATAAATATGGAATGTCTGTCATTGTTCCAGCGGGAAGTACTTATAAATTGGAAGGTACACAACCTTATTTGTGGGCTGAATTATGATGAATTATTATCAAAATAAACAAACTGGCGAGATTATAGGTCGAGAGTTCGATATTGTTGATATTGACCTCTACACGCAATTAACTGAACAAGAAGCCGATTTAATATTAAATGAAATTAAGCAAGATTTTGATGATGTTGTTTTTTTTGAATCAGAAAAAGCAATAGCACTTAACATTGAAGAAGACTATCGCTTAAGACTTGCTGATATTTCAGATGTAGAAATGCGAGAAGTAAAAGAATACATAAGAGTATTAAAGCCTGATGCGGTTACTCGAAGTATTCCGAACCGCCCTGAAATCATGAATCAGTATGAAAAATTAAGTGATATCAAATGACTTGGCAAACCGCATCATATCAATGGCCTGACAGCGCGCAGACCATTGAAAGCCAGAGTGAAACGGTGCTAAACCAAGTTGCAGGCAAAATGAATGAGTCAGTAAACCGAGTTAAAACCTTAGCCTCAAAGGTAGAGCTGGCCCGTAATCCATTAAGCACCGAGGCCGAAAGCCTACTTCATTTGCGTGCAGAGCTAGAAAGTCTGATGTGCAAAGGGCAAATATTGTGTGTTCATCCTTATCAGTATCAAGTCGGTAATCAGGTTGAATCTGGATATCATTTATCACCAAATACCGTGATTGAAACCCTACGAACCAAACTGCTTGATGTGAATGACAAACACAAACCAACAGGACAGCTTCATGCACTCGGTTGGATGATTGCTGAAAACTCCCTGGCTAATTTTGCTCAAGCCACCAAAGCGCTGTTTGATGTTATCAATATTCCAGAGCTTGGCATGGTGGCAAGACGTACCGCCAAAGAGCAGAGTTTACAGACGGAAAAATTCACTAAACCGAATGCGATTGTTCAGCCACGCTTTAAACCAACGGCTCATATTAATCAGAAGCCAATAAGAAGCGCATTAAATTGGCAAGGTTCACAACTGGCACAACTTGAATCATTGGCAGCAGATAAAAATACACCGGCACAAAAACTGGCAGCGTTAGCGCAAAAAAGAACACAGCAATTGGAAGAGTGGACGGCGTCATTAAATCAACTCAAACAAAGCAACATCAGTGTATTGAAATTTGAAGCACAAGGCACAACAGAGGTAATTGCCACCATGCTTAAAGAATCACAAGCGCCAAGCCATGCCAACAGTTATACCTTTAGTGCACTCTTTTTAAGCGCTGAGCCATTAACCTTTTTAACGGAGTTATTCGCATGACCCAACTTGCCCTTGATGCTGAGATCATTCCGCTAAAATCGCCAAGAATAAATCTGAGCTTAGAATTAAAAGCCGAAGACATGAGCGGCCAAACATCAGGAACGGACGCAAGCGAGCAGGGCGACAAAGGCATGGTTCTTTCAGTCAGTGGATTAATTCCATTCAAAGAAAGTAAAACCTTAAAACGTCTAATGGTGTTATCTCGTCAAAAAGAACAGGGCAAGCGCAAGATTTATCGTATTGGTAATGAGTTAGCCAAAAGCATGACCATTCGGCAGGTACGATTCATGGGCCGAGTTACTGCCGATGAACAAGAAAACCTAATGGCATGGAAAGTGAGCTTTCAACTACATGAACATCTCTCAGTATCTGAAGTAAAAGAGCAACGAGAAAACGAAAAAGAGAAACAAGTTCAAACAGATAGCACAGAGAATACCGCAGAAGTCGAGCCTAAAGCTCATGCGGCAATCAGTAACACAACAGATCAATCACAACCTACTCGATTTGAAGACGCATTATTGCAAAAAGAAAGGCAATTGGCATGAAGCTAAACAAACGAATTTTCATTAATGGTGAACAAAGAAAGCTTGTCTCAGAGCAAGTGATCTTAGAATTATCTGCAGGTGGTCGAGCAACGTTTGTGATTGAAGGTGAAGTAAAAGAAAGCCAATTGGTCGAACTTCAAATAGGGTATCAAGATGATTACAAAGCCTACTTTGATGGATTCATCACTAAAGCTCAACCAGCTCAAAATGGCTTTACTCGTTTTATTGCTCGTGAGCGTTCAGGGTTACTTGCTGCACGTTGGCCAATCAGTATTCAGCACCCAACCGTATCAGAAGTTATTGAACAACTAAGCTTTGAAACGGGTTTAAAGTTCGTTCTACCAGAGCAAGATTACATTTATAACCGCATTCCTAATTTCACTTCCCAGGGAACGGGTTATCAATTACTAAATAACTTAGGTCGAGCGTTTTCAATTCCTGATTTCTGTTGGTATCAACAAACTGACAGCACCATTTATTTAGGTAGCTTTGCAGATAGTCGATGGCAATCAAGACCAGTTCCATTAGAAACAGAACGATCCAAAAAACAACGAGGCGGTGAAAGCATGACACTAGCAGTGATCCCTTCGGTTCGTCCTGGTGCAATCATCAACCAAAAGCGCATTACTGAAGTGCATTTTGAAAAGGATGAAATGACACTGTATTGGAAAACGGGATCTGCAGAGAAACGGAAAATAAATTATCTGTTTCCTGAACTGGCAGCAGGGCATCATTTACCACGCTTTGCCCGAGTGGAAGCAGTCACCGACCAATCTACGGCAGGCCATGAAAATACCCCATACCGCCCACGCTATGCGGTTGATGTACAATTACTAACAGAGCATGGTGAAGTCGATTCATTAGTGCCAATTTATAAGGCCGTTCCTTTACCCACTGTGATTGGTGGTGCAGAGCAAGGGCAATTTGCCACGCCTAGTGAAGGGACAATTGTCGAGATAGCGTTTGCTTATGGCCGAAGTGATAAACCGTTTATTAGAACTATTTTAGGTGATGGTTGGTCATTGCCAGAATTAGAGCCTGATGAACAACTGCAACAGCAACGCCATGAGGTATTCAATAAAACGGATGCAGCAGGCAATACCACCAACAGCACTGACCAAATTAAACATACTCAAGCGTTTGAACATTTACATGAAGTGGATAAATATCTCGGTGATTTTGGCGTGCATGAGCTGAATGTAAAACAGCACAGTAAAGAGACTATTGCAGGCCAAAGGCTCATTGAGACATTAGGCGCGTTTGAAGTGATGGCAGGTGACGATGTAACGTTAGGCTCATTATCAAACTTGCACCTAGTTAATGGTGGCAACCAAACTCAAATCATTGGCCAGTTACGAGATATTGTGATCGGCATGAATGACAAACTCAGCGTTCTTGGTGAGCGAGTTCATACCATTGAGAAAGGGGATACCTTAATTGTAAACGGTAAACAGACCATTACGATTTCAAAAGACCAAATCATTAATGCAATGAACATCACCCAAGATGCTAAAACTATAAAGCTAAACGGCGGAGCAGGGGTTATCACTTGTGAAAGTATCTGTCCGTTTACAGGTAAACCCCATGTAGATGGCTCAACCACTGTATTTGCAGGAAAGTAATATGGCATTAGATAAAGGCTCACTAAAAGTCAAGATAGTAAAAGAGATGAATGGTAAAGGCATGGTGACAGAAGGCGAGTTTGCGAAAGCAGCAGATTTAGCCGAAGCCATTGCAAATGCAGTCGTCGATGAGATAACTGCAAATGCAATGGTTGTTGTTGATGCTGGTAGTTCAGCAGGTTCTTATCAGGTTAGCTAA